CCGAGATCTACACTAGATCGCTCGTCGGCAGCGTCAGATGTGTATAAGAGACAGCTTTTATACCACTCCTTCACTCTGCGGAGGTAGGCGTTCTCAACAGAACATTTCCAGGTCTTTGCATTTTTCTCGTCAGTCTTACACAGTTTAATTCCGGGCTTGAGTATTCCATCGAGAATAAATCCTTTAATATTTTTCTCCGCCCATTCTTTATTCTGCCCCTCTTTAGTAACCATATAATTCAGGGCCAGGATTCGGTATATACGGGCTTGAATTGACCACGGCAAGCCTCCAAATAGAACCGCTAAAGGTCGCCCCGTGGTCTTATGGTCTCGAATCCAGATTGAGTCATCTTTTGTATTGAGCAAAAGCTTATCTATCGTACCCTCAAGGATTAGACCTTTATATCCCGCAGTGACTTTAATTTCTTTTGCGAGGGTCTTAAACTGCGGAGGCTGTGGAAACATTTCCCAGAAAACGTGGGCCATGACTTCGGCCTTGTTGTAGAGAGTCGTAAGAACTCCCGCTAACCGTGCGGAATTACCATCCAGGTCTTCCCCTCGATCCACGGCATCCATAAGAGTGGTTTGTTGCTCCCGAATCCACGCCCGAACTTCTGATTCTTTCCCGGGGCCGGCACATTGTAGCACATGGTATATGGTTCCCAGAGTCGCGGCTTCCTTAAATTCGGTTCCACGTAGGACAACCCCCATGCGATACTGGTAGAACCATTTCCGTTCACATGTCACGGCACAGTTGATGCAGGATTGACGGCCTCTAACGGGCAATGGTTTTATTGCATTAAAATTCATTTTCATTTCCTCTAATAAACTATGTGCATTATAACATATCTCGAAACAGAAGTCAAGAGAAATCTATGTTTTTGTCCAAGGAAATCTTGGCCTAAAAATAAGGTAGGGCTCCGCAGAGAATATGTGAGCTATGGCATTGATTTCCTCAACCCTTAGGGAGCAAGTCCCCACGTAATGTTTGAGGGACTCCCCACTTCTCCGCAACCCAAGTTTTTTAGCGAGGTCGTCCCAATTCATCTCGAAGTCTTTGAGGAGCATATCAATTCCCTGGAAGACTTGGATGCGAAACCTCTCATAGCTCTCGGCTTTGAGTGCAAGGAGAACTTCTTCTGTTTGTCCTCGATTTGCTTCGATCATGTTACAATTACTCCGGGTCGGTCAGTATTTAGGGCCTGTTGAATCCCCTCGACCATGCGTTTGTAGAGGGCGAGGTCTGTAACGATAATAGGGGTCATACTGAGGATATCGTCTGTATCGACTGGATGAGGTAGAAATATAATCGGGGGATTAGAGTCCAGGTTCATAGACTCTTTTAATTCCTGGCATTCTTTTTGCTCCTGTGGGGTAGCCATTACTTTCCTTTCTGGTTAAAAAATGAGGCCTGCCGCCAAGGAATTTCCAAGGCGACAAGCTCTCTGCGGAGTTCTATAAAAAAGGACGACTGGCCAATTCTTTATGTCTGGGGTATTACCCCAATTCAGTATAAGTTTAATTGCGTCGTCCCTATATCCATAACTACATTGTACCATAATTCAGTCCTTTTGTCAACTAAAAAAGACTATTTTTTTATTTATTTTTTATCCTCAAATAGTAAAATTGGGTGGGGGTCTCCTATCCTGATTAAGCATAAGGAGAGATATTCTCGGATGGGGTCAGAGCCCAAGAAAAGTTGAAGGAAAACTCGTTCCTCGTTCTCAATATCGCAATCCAGAGAAATATATATATGCCGATGCCAGAGCTTTTCGGATGATGATATATCCTTAGTCCCTACTACCTTATGAAGTTTAGAAAGTTCCCCTACCCGGCTCTTGTATATTTTATACTGCTCCGCACTATCAATATCTAACAATAACTCGTTGTCTCTGGGTTTAACTATTTTTTTTCCAAGCCTTTGGGCTTTTTTTACGGCTTCATCATAATTTCTCATTTCATAATTCATTTTAATTCTCCTCTAATAATACTGGGGGTACATCGAATGTTTGTTGTAAGGCACAACCAAGCATCAAGTGAAGAAGCATGGTTCCTATCTTACGTCGGGTATCCGGGGATCTGGACTTCCACGGTATGAATAGAAGCCTGAGATCGTACTTAGCAATCGCTAATGCCAGGCGATGAACAACTAACTCGGGCTGCTTAACCATGCCCTTATTAGATAGTAACTCTGCAGGAGAAGCCTCAACCAGAATATAGGGATACTTACATCCCGCCGTTAGCTTACGGAAGGCCTTAGCCTGTCGAATGCGGTCGTGACTTTCATTCATATTCTTATAGATTTCCAACTGTGACGCCTTGCGTTCCACAACACACAACTTCGGATATTCTTTGAGGCGATAGTCCCCGAAGTCTAAACTAATATGTTCGGCTATGACGGCTATAGGTAGGCTCTTATAGGTTAGCTCGGGATGGCCAACCATAATCATTGCCGGGAATAACATGGGGATCTGTTCCCGGGTATCAATCTGAATCGTAATCTTATTTGGAATTTTATAGCGATAGTACACATCAGTTTTTCGAGGTATCATTGTTCATAATCCTTTCGTTCATTTTTCCAAGGAATTTTTCGACCACACCATTTTTCAAATACGGGTAATAATGGTGGGTATGTCATGGCTTCATCAAGAATTTCATCTACTATGTGCTCCTCCGCAGGGTGGGTATCTGCAAATAGGGCATCATAGATATTCAAGCATATTACACTGCGGAGGTTATATTTCAGGAATTGTCTCTTGGCTCGATAGTGTGCCGATTCCGTGATCTGAGCACAGGGGGCCTGATGGAGGAAGTTGCAAACTTCGCCGGCTTGGGTTTCAATATTTTCCTGGCCCAGCCCAAATGACCTCGACCATCCCGTGGGCAATTCCAGGTATCCCTGCCGGGCAGCTAAGGCAAGCATAGAGTCCTGCCATTGTTTATACACATAATGTTTTCTATGCCAGATATCAATAGCGTCTTGGCAGAAACCTATATCGAGTTCGGTTCCGGCTTTCTCACGGGCTTCACTTTGAAAGGCAGTTGCTCCTCCCCGAAATAATACTAAGAAATTTAAGTTTTTAGATACAGTATATTTTCGTGGATGTTCTTTCTTAAAATTAGGGCCATACTCCTTTGGAAATATCGAAAATGCTGTCTGTAAATGGATATTTCCCCCTTCTACTTTATAGGCTTCCATAAGAAGGGGATCGCCGGACAGCAGAGCCGCCATCCTCAGATGGTCTTGGCTTACATCATACTCTATGAGTTTGCCTCCAGGGAATCTTGAGCAGGAACAGTTTCGGATGCTTCGGGGCTCTGTTTGTCTCGCTGGTTTCTTACAACTAAATCGCCCCTGAATTTGTCCCCCGGCTTTATCATCCGAGCTTCCACTCCGGTTGGCGTAAGCCGGAACAGGATACCAATTTGGGTATGCAAGGCCAACTCCTCTATTACGAGTGGTAATTCCTCGGCGGGGATCTTCGAGAATAGGTTTTGTATAAGTAGATACAATTTTCGACTGCTCCTTAAATTCCTGAAATAGCGATATAATTTCCAAAGAGCGTCCTTTAATTTCGGAGGATTTAAGGAGGTTAACATTTTCGACTCCTATAGAAATTTTCTTAGTTTTATCTGACCATGTAACACGAGAATCACTTATTAATCCGACCTCATCGAGGCAGTCCAACATGAATTGCCGTAAAGGAGCATCTGATCCCTTCCCATGTAATTTAATATTATAGGTCACTTCTGATATTTTATCCAGCCACGTACATATATAGGTAGTTGTATCATGGAAATCAGTCAATTTTTTTATGTTAAAAGCACTCCCATTGGCTTCTAAGTCGAGGGTGTCCCAGATAATCATGTTACGAACCCAAGCACAGGTGTCACTCAGCTTGTAGGAATCTTCCCCGTAGTGTTCGGCAATCATTCGTTCCAAATCTCGTTGCAGACATAAAGTTGCAGCCGTATCCGCACAGTTGAGAAGGTGTAAGTTCTTATCCTGCGGAGACTTAGCGTTCCCAGACTTACTCATAACTTTGTGTTGGGAGTAATCATAAATCCCGTATAAAGTAGATAATTCCTTTAATCCTTTTTCTGGTTGTTGTTCATTTAACAAGAAACTCCAAATCATTGTATCATCAACTATCAACCTCCTGGGATCAATCCAGTATTTTAATTCGGGTTCTCCGCAGAACTGTAAATATAGAAGGTCAAATTTTATGTTCTGGCCCGTACACACAATCTTATCTTTCGACATACGTCGGAACCATTTGCAGACTATTTTCCTGTGTGCCGGTTTATTCCAGATATAACAAGATGTCCTTAGTTTCGGGCCATCATACCAGGAGAAACTAACTGTCACGACCTGTTTCTTATACGGAATTCCGTCTACTTCTTTTGATTTGATGGGGTGAAATACAGTCTGTTCCTTCCCCGCCAGAATACCATAGGTCTCGATATCGAGTCCCACCCTTTTTGGTAAATTCTTGGGTACATCTATCCCTAACTCTGGAACTACCGTAAATTCATTGGGGATATAATCCCCTTGGAGATACCGTCGAGCCAAAGAGAAATGCGTTTCGACGGCACGAATCAATCCAGGCTTCCGTGTGGGGTGTAGCATCGCGGGATGAAAGGTAGCAAATACTCGGGGCTCTGGTTCTCCGAAAAATTGACTTCGCTTGCCTTGTTTCTTTAGGGTCTCATTTAGGGAGCTTATGTTCAGCGTAGAGTAACATGCCTTGGCCCCCAGAGCGAATATAACCACTTCTTTGTACTGGGCCTGGAGTTTAGCCACATCCACCTGTAGATACTCCCGACAAGTCCTGACTTGAGACTGGCTTACATCCCCACCCTGCGGAGGTCTACAGCGACAGGCATTAGCTAAAAATATATCGGCATAATTATATAATTCAGAAGATAAAACCATTTTATCTAAGAGTTTACCCGCATACCCAACAAAAATTTCTTTCCTTTTATCTTCCCAAAAATTTGGTGATTTTCCAACAAAAAGAATTGCTATATCTTTTGGTTTAGGTAATTCTGTTTGTTGATATAGAACCTTAGATGGTAATCCGGGATGCTTTGCGGACTCATGGAGAGGACAAAGTTGGCACTCTGAATGTCGGTCGAATATAATCATATCTTAAAGATATTCCTTACGCCGCTGGTAAAACGAGACCACATCGAACCCGTTTT